TTAGGCAAGCAGCCGCATCGCGGTGGTAGATAAGGCCGCAGCTGGTGTTGAAGTCGGCGGGCGCACCATAGTTGTTACGCTCACCATAGGTGCCGGAGCCACCCGTGACTACCGCCTCGATGGCGGCGCCAGTGGGGGAGCCGTAGCGACCCAGGAAGGGCACGTTGTTGGAACGGCGGATCTTGATGCCGGCGATCTCGTAAAGACCTTCGCCGGAGTTCAGGCTCCCTTGGTTGGAGCCGAAGTCCCGGTTGAGGATGTTGGTGTCGACCTGGGAAACCAGGGCGTAGTATTGACGAGGAGACAGCACAGCGAAGCGGCCGTCCTTAGGGGCGGATACTTCATCCAGGCGGGAGGCAGCTTCGAAGAAGCCGTCCACCAGGGCCTGGGCGTTGTACTCCTGGTTGAGTCCGATGTTGATTCGGAAGCCGCCAGGCTCGCCGGTAACAGGGGCAGCCAGGCCGGAGGCGCGGCTTAGGGTACGAGCAACACGACGATCGTAGTGCTCAGCGAGAGCCTGGCCGATCTGACGGCTGATGGGACCACGAATGTCATACTGGGAGATGACCTCGTCGAGCTTGTAGACGAAGGCGCTGGCGATCAGCAGGTCATCCAGCTCGATGGTGGTCTCAGCGGACGGAGGGTTGCCCGAACCGAGGATGGCCTGACCAGGGGTGTGGTAGGCAGCGGAGATCCGGCCAGTGTGAATGAACTGGTGGGAGCGGCCACCGGAGATCGACTTGTTCAGGACGGTGTCCTTGAAGATCGTCGCATTGCGGAAGGCCTCGTAGACCTCGCCACTGAATAGCTTCAGGAAGAGGGCGCGTTGGTCGCCGGCGCCATTGACGCGGCCGGGTTGGGTTACGGTAAAAGTCACTGGATTGAGGTCGAAGGAGTGTGAATCGATCGACCGAGCTCGGTCAAGTAAAAATGAAGCAAAGATCAACGGGTATGGATTATCCTCCGCAGAGGGTCCAACCGAACGTTCGGCTGTTAATGGGAGCCACCCAATACCAGCCCCGGGAGTCGAACCCGGGGTACACCATCTGGCGTTATGAACTTAGAGCAGCTCGCCCGAAGAGGCCAGCCGATTCTCCACATCAATGCGGAAGGCTGGGTCGTTCTGGTAGAGAGGGTTGGCAAGGTCACGGCGCAGCTCAGCCTCAGACCGATAGGGCTTGATGCCCTGGGTCTTAGCCCGACCACCGGATACCTGCTCCCCGTCGAAGCCGACAGCCGCCTTGTAGCGGTTGGTGAGGGCCTCCACGGCGAACCGTGTGGCAGCCTTGTTGCCCGAGGTGATCACCTGGTCGTAGGATGCCCGATCCTCGGGGGAGAGGTTCTCGGCCGCCCACTGCAGGGCCTGGTTGTAGGCCTCCTGGCCTCCCACTGCGGTGACGATCTCCGTCGCCTCAGCATCGGTGATCGGGGCAGCAACAGGGGCCTGCGCCTGGAGCTCTTGCCAGGCCCTGATCAGGTCAGCACTGGGCAGCTCCGCGAGCTTGGCGATGGTCGCCTCGTCCAGTTTGCCTTCGTTCCTGTGGAACTCCTCAGAGGCCTCCTTGAGGGCCGTGACGACCTCCGATTCCTCCTCTGCGGGGGATTCTTCAGTGGACTCCTCGGAGGCACCTTCAGGGTCATCCTCGGTGGACTCACCGGCCTTAGCCTTTTCGGCCTTGTAGGCGATCTCCTTCTGCATCAGGCTGTAGACCTCAGCAGCTGTCTTGCCTTGGTACTTCTCCGGGAGCTGGCCGGCCTCAGCAGCCTGGGCCTCACGGGCCCGGGTGAAGACGGCTTCCTCCTGTCGAGCCTCCTCCTCAGCGAGGCGGGTGCCTACCTCAAGAGCTTGCTGCTCCTGGGCGACACGCATGGAGGCGTCGATCTCGTCGTTGATAACAGTCATGAATCAGTGGTTTCGGGGGATGCGACGATCAGCTGGATCTGGTTGAGGCCCGGCGTCTTCACCAGGGATTTGGCCCCGATGAGAGGCTTGGCCACCCGGTTCTTCACGGCCTTGTTGCTGATCATGGGGCGTGTGGTGGATCGAATGGTCAGCTCGACGTCCTGAGGCTCAGGTGCCGGCGGGAGTTCCAGGCTGGCCGCCGTCTGTAGGACCAGCGGCGGTGGCTGCTTGGGGCTGACCAATGGCTTGCGCGATGTTCGGGTTGACACTTGGATCCATTAGGGGGGCTTTGGCTAGCTGACCTGCCTGCGAGAGGATGGTCTGCTGGGTCTGGTTTTGCATGGCATCTTGCTTGGCCTGCTCCTGCACCTCAGGGGTGATCAGGAGCTCCAGGGGATCGATGCCTTCGGAGGCAAAGAGGCGCTTCAGGAACTCGTCGGCGTTGACCTTCTGGACGAACATCTCGGGACCTAATACCTGCTGGATCGTGGTGGCGACCCGTAGAAGGGCCTCCCGATCTTGACCACGGCCGACGCCATCTAGGCCTGCTACCACGGTGGGAAGCACAAGACCCTTCGGCAGCTTCGGCAGCTGGCCATTGCGTTGCAGGACGGCAAGGCGGCGCTTCAGGAAGGGGGCCACGACCTCGGTGGTCAGGGTCCCCAGGATGCCTCCCAATTGTTCCATCACCTCCTGCTGGACGGCTCGGACTTCTTCAGCGGTTGTGCGTTCCGACTGGCGGACGGAGAGGATCAAGAAGGCTTCTGACAGGCTCTTGGTGAGGGCCTGGATCATCTGATAGGCAGTGGCAAAGTCAGCCTGCTTGCCTAATTGGACGGCAACCAGGTCTTCAGGACGCCCCACCAGGATGTCACCATTCTCAGCCTCGGCGAACTCCGTGGGCTTGGTAATGGCTCCAGGGTTCAGGAGGTAGCGGATTTTGGCAGCTTCGGCTGAGCCTTCGACCAGGGTCTGGGAGAGTCCCTCGAGACTCTTAAGGTCCCCGATGAACTCCTCCACGCGACCACGGCCATAGTTCTCACCGTCGACGATGTTGAAGCGGCAGGGGATCCAGGCCGGAGCATCTGTGGGACACTGGCCAGCGGACTTGGGGAGCTTCTCTCCCTCGACTTCTTGGTGCCAACGCCATTGGCCATCGATCACCTTGGCCCAGGTGTAGACCAGGACCTCATCCTCCTCCAGGTTAATGGTGGGGACGGCCGAGGGGCCATCAGCATCCTTCTGGACGCTGTTGGTGTTCTCCTTGCGGCGTTGGTGAAACTCTTTGGGCAGGGTGTCCTTATCTACACCCTCGACGGTGACGATCTCAGTGGGACGACTGTTGCCATCTCGAACACAGACGAAGCGATCAAATGGGTAGAATTTGAGGCCATCCTTATGATCGAACAGGAGGCCGTTTCCAGTAGCCACGGCGTGCCGCATGGCCTGGGTCAGCGTGACCCGGTCCATACTACCGGTGATGCTCTGGTTGACGATCCTCTCCATCTTGGCAAGGCTCTGGTCTACCTCGGAGCGGATCTTAGAGTTAAGCTCGGGGTTGGCGACGAACTCACCATCGGATACCTGCAGCTTGAAGAAGCTCGTGTTCACGGGGAACAGCGCCATCATCAGCTTGGAGGCCATGACGTTGACTCCCCGGGCGCCCATAGATTGCCAGGGGGTCCGCAGTAAGGTGCCGGCACTGTGTCCAGAGGGAGGCAGCAGGTAGGGAAGAGAGAGGCTTGCGGCATAGCGAGCCGCATCTAGAAACTCGGTGCGGGTGGAGGAAAGAGCCTCGTAACGTTCGGCTGCGGTGCGGGTCTTCATGGCTTACTCCCAGCTAGAGGAATCAAGAGTCCAGCAGGACCACGAGCTGCCCTGCGGGGGGCTGTCCGTTGGGCTTCAGTTTTGCGGATGATGCCAGCACCGGTGGGTGAGGCAGCCATCCAAGCAGGAAGCCCCGGGGGTGCCGGGGCGGGCTCAGGAAGAGCCAGGGGAGGCAGCGGCGCGGGGGGCGGCGGAGCCTTCGGTCTAGAGGTACACATTAACTACTTGGCAATGGAGAGCTGAGCCTTCTTTCTCTGGACCCGTTGACTCAACTCACCCATAGGATCCTGCAGATCCGGAGCGTTGGCAGTGACGGAGGATGAGGTCAATGATTCGATTGTGGCTAGGCCGCTACTGGGAAGCCTCATGGAACTGAGGATCGTATTGCCGAAGTCTGGAGCCCCCTTGGCCCAGGGATCCTTAGGATCTAGCGTGGGGGGAGTGGGAACCAGGGGGGCAGAAGGAGTAGGCGTTTTTTGGTTAAATACTCCCGTAAAGCCCTTTGCAGGATTGTTGGATGAGGTAGGGGTTGTCCTCTCCGTAGGAGGTCTACACATGATCGTGAGGATAGGGAGAGGTTGGGATGTCCAAGGGAGAAAATCCTTTTAGCGCAGTGCTCAGTCTCCGGCAGATGTCTACCTGGCCAGCCCGGAATGCGAACTCCTT